TGTTGTTGTTGGTCAAGAACTTGCACATCTTTACAGTGGAGAAACAGACGGAGATAAAGCAGACAGACGATCAAAGGCTATGAATGCGTACAAGCTTTTTGATACCCTTGGTAATGCCTTTGGTAAAGATAGAACTGCAATGGAAAAAGCTGATGCAGTATACGACTATGGTAGAGCTTTGATTGTTGACCCAGTTAACTTAGTTAGCTTGGGGATAGGTAAACTGTTTGCTAAAGGTGCATCTAAAGGTGCTATTGAGTTACTAAAACGACAGGCTAAAGAGGCAGGGGAAGCTGCAGTAAAGGGACTTGGGAGGGGAGCCTCTGAGTCTGCTAAACTAACTGCTCGTAAAGAAGCAGCTAGACGTGCGTACAGCAGAGCTATGGAGGATCGAGTATTTAAAGACTCTGCCAAGGTTGCAACTAAAAGAGAGATATTGGGTACTGCTTTAACAGACAGTGCAGCAGCAGGTCTAGTTGATAGAGTACAGCAGGAAGCAGAGATAGTATCAAAGTATAGAGAAGGTGTTGACCCATTGCAGCTAGGGTTTGCTTCTTTATCTGGTATTGTAGGTGGGGGTCTTGCCTTTGGGTTTGCTTCAGTTAAAGGAGCATCAAAGCTTCCTATGACTTCTCTTGAATTAGAAAGGTCTATGGAAACTCTTGCAGCATCCAGAGAGATATCTGCTAAGATGGCTAAAGAAACTGCTCGAAAAGATTTTGACGTACAATACTTTTTAGATGGTCTTGAACAGACACGTAAAAAACTTGTAGGCCAAAAAGAGGAGATGATAAAAGCAGGGTACTATATTGGCAAGGTTGAAGGACTAGAGGCTAACATGTCTCTAGAAAGAGCATTCCTAGTTGGTGATGAGGATATGGGTGCTCCTAAAGGTTTAATCCAACTTCTTCTTGACTCAGGTGTTCCTATTGAGGCGTTAGCTACAAGACCTAAAGATAAAACATTTACAGAGAATCTTAATGATATCATTGAAACTGTAGACCCTACAATTAAAGATGAGATAGGAAAAGTTTTACAGGAGATATCCAAGGGAACTCCTATGGAAGGATTAAACCTAGATGATTATCTAGCTTTTAGTTTAGCTCAGTATAATAGAGCAGGACAACAAAACCAGATTGCTTCACAAGCAAGTAGACTCGTGAACAAGTTAGCAAAAGAAGCAGGTATTGCACCTGGACAAATTAATGTAAGCACAGCAATTGATGCTGTTGTTGATCCTATTACAGAAGAAGCAAAGAAAAGTTTTCTTGCAGGTGGAGCTAAGAAGTTACAAGACAACTTGATACGAGCTTTGATTACTCACCCAGGAACAACTGCACTTAACCTTATCGGTTGGAAACAGGCAAGCATGTCTCAGTCTGCATCTGACATGGTACGTGCAGCTTTATACGGTGGTGCAGCATCACTGAATGCTTTGGTAGGAAGATCAGTAAGTGCTAAGAAGTATGCAAATCTATCAAGACAGATGGTGTCTTTGCAGAAACAAAAGTTTACTAATCTTCTTGATCCATACACTACTTATGAAGCTGCTATGGATTACCTGACCTTTAGACCTGAAGCACAAAAAGAATTGTTTAGGTACATTACAGGCGGTGTTGAAGTTGATGATGTTCTAAAAGAACTAGACCTAGAACCTGGTCAGAAATTAAATAGGACTGGGATGCAGAAAGTAATTAACTCTTTTGAAGTTGCTTATGGTGTAAGAGCACAAGACTTCTTTTCCAAGACGCAAGAATTTATGTACTCAATCGATAAACAGATTAGGTTGAAGTATGGCAAAAGCTACTCAGAGTTTCTTAGAGATGATGAGACTGCAACCTTCCTGTCAGAGAAAGGATCTGATAGGTATAGAGAGTTTATGGAGATAGAAGCTTACGCAGTTCAAGATGCTTTAAGAAATGTATTTGCTAAATCATATGGAGATAGCAAGACAGTGATAGGAAGTGTAGCAAAAATTATTGAACAGGCTCGTAACTATCCTGTAATTGGTGCTATGGTTCCATTCGGACAGTTCTTTAACAACACTGTAGCCTTTATGTTTGATCACATAGGTGTAAGTCTAGTTCATAGAGCAGCAAGAAAAGCTGTGGGTAATCCAACAGGCAGAGATACTATGGACTTGGTAACTAAAACTGCTATGGGGTACTCTATCTTAGGTCTTGTAACATCTCGTGAGATGGGAAATCTTGAAGAAGGTTTGCCTTGGTATGCTGAAAGAGACAGAGATGGGGCTGTGGTAAGCAGACAGTATGACTTTCCTTACAGTTTGTATAAACTGGCAGGACGTATGGGTGCTCACTACGTTAGGGATGAGCAAGTACCAGAAGAGCTACTAGCTGAATTTGGTAGAAACTTTGGTACTGAAGGTTTGACAAGACAGCTTGGAGATGCAGGTTCAACTGCAATGGAAGCAATGTTTATGTTGACACAAGGAGAGTTTGGGGAAGCACAGGACCAGGCTGTAGATGCACTTAAGGCTTCAGCATCTATGTACGTATCAGGATTTACTCGTAGACTAGATCCAGTAAATCAGATTGCTGCAATGCAAAGGGGAGAGGACTTTGTAGCTGTTGATCGTAAGCAGGGATATCAGTATCTAAATAATTCTATTAGATATGTTGATCAAATCTACAGCCTCTTATCAGGTGAGGACATTGCTCCAGAGAAAGAGTTCTCCACATCCGACAGGAAAGCAGTGCAAGGAATAGGAAGAGTAGTAGGTTACAGAGAAGTTCTACCTTCCTCTACTACTCAAAAACTATTTGCTGATATTGGAAGACCAGATTGGATGACAGAGATAAGATCTAAATCTCCTGAAGCAGCAAACGCATTTAACGAACAAGTGTTTCCAGTGTTAGAGTTGTACTCCAATGTCGTTACTTCTAATGGTAAGTGGAACAGGATGGATCTTAAAACAAAGAAAGCAACAGTGAAAGCTATGCTGACTCTTGCTAAAAGAGAAACTATGGAAGCCTTGGAAGATAGCTACATAGATAAAGATACAAAGGCTAGTCTGATCTTTCAGATAGGTAACTCAGGAGCTAAGAAATCAGATGTACGAAAAGTATTAAAAGCTTTTGATGTAAGGGAAAAAGAGTTATGGGATCTATCAGTTTCACAACTTAATCTTGCTTTAGCTATGATAAAGGATACCAGGACAGACCAAAGAAATATCACTGAAGAAGTGGGACTCGAATAAAAAAAACCCCCAGGGATTAACTGGGGGTTTAGTTTAAGACGATTTATCTTTAGTCTTTTTATGGTCAAGCATCAGGCAGCTATAACAGAATGCTTGATTAACGATCTCGTCTGATCGTATATACTTCCCAGATGCTGCCAGTAAACCCGACAGGGCTGCACCTGCAAAGTAATCCCTAGTCGTTACATCATGACTGGGAATCTCTTTTTGAGTAAACTCTTGGGCTTCTTGCTCAAGGGTTTTCTTTTTTGATGATTTCGTATTCTTCACCGTAGGTATCCTTAAGTATAAACAAATGGTACTGTATACTTTTTAGTACGTCCTCTGCACCATTCTTTTCATCATGTCTAGAGATGTACTTGATTATGTTTCCTTCTGAAAACTTTAACTCGTTAGCTAAAATATATTCAATGGGCTGTATCTTTTTAGACTTGTAGTGAGTGCCGCCAACTTGAAAGTCTAAAGATGAGTTATCAGATGATAAACACTCACCACACTGCCCCTCATCATCTAACAAGTTACCACATTTATTGCAGTTCAACTAGCTCTGCCTCCGTATAAGGAATATGAAAAAACTTTTCACCCTTCCAGATGTTACGTCCTGATGCTTCTTTAATTTTATCATCAGTCATAAGGGTATCTTTTATTCTCCAGGCTTTATCAAGATTTTTATCAAAAACATAGAAGTTAAGAACTCCATTCTGTTCTTTGTATTTCTCAACTAACCTACGTTTACGAGATGGTATGCGAATCTCTGACCAGTGAGTAGGCCAGTCTCCTTGCCATGCAACCTTTACTTCTGCCTCATTAAAGTAAGTGTACCCATCTTTCTGGGAAACCACATCAACGTTATAGTCTTCTTTAGTTGAGACTATGGTGTGTCCCTTTGATTCTAAATACTCTGCTAAAGTTTGTTTTGCTTTATCATCGTAAACGTCATACCAGGATTTACTAAATGGCCTATTGTTTCTTTTCATTATGCTCTCTCCATTTGAGTTCTGCCAACAGCATGTTCTGCTCGTAGTCACTCATTACCATCCAGTTACGTATTTCGTCAAGTGTTCTTTTACATCCTTTACAAAAACCACCATCATCTACCTCACATACTTTTACGCAAGGTGAGGGAGTGCTCCCAAATCTAGGAGCAATCTCTCTTCTTACATGAGGTATACTCATTCACACTTACGAAGTCCTGTGGCAGGATCAAAGTAACAAGCACCACCTTCATCAACAAAGTCTTGTGTTTCTTTTACCTGTTCTTGTCCAGAGTTTTCTTCAGAAGAAGCATTTAAAATTCCTGTACGTTTACCTGCTGCTCTGAATGTTGTACACCCAGAAGCACCGCCATCATAAGCATCCATGTAAATCTTTTTAAAGTCTTCCCAAGATACATCATCACCAACGTTACAGGTTTTACTACAAGCTGAGTCAACAAACTTAGAAGCTACATTTAAAACTTTAACATGATCAAACACAGACAGTTCGTTTGCTGTTTTACCTTTGACATCAAAGACACGGTAGCCATAGTCCTCTAACTTTACAATCTTTTCACCATCAAACGTTTGGATCGTTCTGTCAGCTACAAGCTCGTAAGGTGGTTCAATACCAGAAGAAACATTGTCTGCTGACAAACTGATAGTTCCTGTTGGAGCTACAGATAACAAGTGACTGTTACGAATACCGTAGTTACTTATTAACTCTCGTATGTTATCTGGTAATGTCTTTGCAAAGTCAGACTCAAGATAAGCTTGATTAAATAAAGGGAATGATCCTTTTTCAATAGCAAGCTCGACAGATGTAGTGTATGCAACATCCCTAATTACTCCCATAATTTCTTCTAGAGTTTGCAAGAATCTTTCACTGCCATAGTCAAAACCTAATGCTTCTATGGCGTTAGCCACCCCTGTTACCCCTAGACCCATACGTCTTTTACTTTTAGCTTCCTCCTCCTGTTCCTTGAGAGGATAGGTTGCTCTGTCTACAACGTTGTCCATTGCTCTAACAACATGAGGTATGTCATTACGTAGTTGATTCATGTTGAAGACATACTTTCCATCATGCTCAAGGATATACTTGGTCAGGTTAAAAGAACCAAGAAGACATGCACCATTGGGAGGCAGTGGTTGCTCACCACAGGGATTAGTAGCTGCAATTGTTTCACAATAATGTAGGTTATTCTTCTGATTGATACGATCAATAAATAGGATACCAGGTTCAGCCCAGTCCCAGGTGCTTGTCATAATCATATCCCAAAGAGCACGAGCATCAATAGTCTTACGCACTTCTCCGTTGAATACTAGATCAAAGTCAGTACCTTCTTTTACTGCAGTCATAAATTTATCAGTGACACCAACACTAATATTAAAACCAGTAAGGGCAGTCTTGTTGTTCTTTGCTGTAACAAACTCTTCAATGTCAGGGTGGTCAACACGAAGGACACCCATCTGTGCTCCACGTCTGTGTCCTGCAGAAGCAATTGTTTTACATACAGCATCAAAGATACCCATGAATGATAAAGGTCCAGAAGATTTAGACTCCAAAGATTTTATCATTGCACCACGAGGACGAAGAGTAGAGAAATCGTAGCCAATACCACCACCTAATCTCATTGTCTCTGCTGCACGTCTTGCGGCATCC